GAAGAACAATTTGGTCAATAATATTAGAATTTTCATTATCTGAATCATATTGTAATTTTCCACCTGCTTTTGATACCAATTCTTCTATAATTTGTTTTGGTGTTTTTTCTAAAAAAACATCATTTACAATATTAGTCATAATTTTAAATGGTTTACTACAAACAGTAATTATATTGACTAATGTTCTATCCATCATTTTTCCATCATTTTGTTGTTGTTTTAATGGAGTTGAGAATGATGACTTAACATGTTGTAATTCCATATCAACCCTTTCGAGAGGTATATTTTCTTGTCCTCTGCCAATTAATTTTATGAATAGTTTAATAGGTTCTTTACCTATTACATCCTCTAAAATTACATCATTGGGATCTAAAGAAATATCTAATGTTACAATTTGATAAGCACTAACTATGCTTGAAACTATTCTTATAGATCTTAAATCATTTGTATAATCAAGATCTTTAATTTTTACCTGAAAATCGTATCCCCTTGATGGAGTTAAAACTCTTTTTTGTTCTGGCATTATTTTTTACCTATTAATAAATTTTTTATTTTTGTTATGATATTAATATTTTCAAAAGTTTTAAAAATACTATATACATTAAATAGTTGTTCTTTTGTAAACCAAGATTTCCCCTGTTTTTTTACATTTATTTCCCATGATATAATTTGTAAATTAGAAAAATTTCCTATTATTTGTGGGAGTATATTATTAACAAAACCATCTCTAATGCTAAAGATATGATCTATTTGTAAAGCAGAAGCTTTTCCACATAATCCTCTTTTCAATAAAACTTCTTTTTTAAATAATTTTAGAGATTGTAAAGTAAACTTATCTACTTGTCTTTTATATTGAATAAATTCACTACACAATTCATTTGGAATACATTTTCCATTTTTAACTTGAGTATTTTTCCTTTTTTTCTTAATTTTTTCTAATTCTTCATCGGATTTTAAATTCCATGTATCTAAACATTTTTTTACAGCTTCTTCTAAATTCATAATATTTTCTACATTATATTTATTTTTCACGTAATCCAAAACTGTCTGATATTTCCCATATTTTTTTATTATAGTATTTTTTCTCTTGTTATAAATACTCATTCGTTCTTTTTCATTTTTTTTAGACCAGGATAATTTAAATTTTATTATGGAATTATTTTTTTCTTCATTACTTCTATTTAAATTAGATTCTTTCCATTTTTCTTTATTATTATACTTTTCATCTCCATATTTTAATAATTTAACTTCTTTAATCTTCTTTACATTAATGTAATTTTCATTTCCATATTTTAATTGTTTTGTTTTTCTAATCTTTTTTTTATTTTCTTCACTACAATTGGAATGTCTTGTACAGCAATATCTTAGATAACCTTGATTTACATTTACATAAGTTGTTGTATTTTTACAATCTTTATATTTACAAATTCCTTCATCTTCTATTTTAATAAATTTATCGTAATATTCTTTAGATTTTATATTATGTTTTGTAATTGTGTGTACCATTAATCCTCTAAATGTTTTAATATCCAAATTACATATTTTACATAACATCAAATTATTCTACTCTTGTTTCAGATTCCATTTTCTTTAATTTTGTATAATAATCTTTTAATTCTTTAAGGTGTGCTAATGCTATTTTTCCTGTTATGATTAAATCATCATTTGTAACATTTGTCTGTAGATCTCTAGTTCCATGTTCTAACTCAACAGCAAGTCCCATTCTAAATTCATTTAAATCCACATGATTCCAATTTATTCCAATCTTATCCCCAATAAATTTAGCTTTTTCTTTTGTGAATTCTTTTTTATTTTCTTCTAGATAAAATAAATATTTTTTCAAAATTGTAGACATATAAAAATCCTCTTTATCTTTTTATATTTTGTTCAAACAAAAAAATAAAGTGGAAAGAAAACAAGAAGAATCCATGTTTTCTTTCCACTTCTAATAAATTATTTTTCAAGTGTTTTGATCACTTCTTGAATTTGAACAGGAATTACCAAAACTCTTTCAGCAATACCATCAAGTAGAGTTTTAATATTTACATTTTTTTGAATACTAGAAAATCTTGTAATTGCAACAAATAGATTCCAAGCATTTATTTTCCCATTTGTTTCTTTTGTAAGATCAGCAATATATGAGGATATATCTATTCTTCTTTTCTTCCCAACTTTTTCAATCATATCAAAAACACTTAATAGATGATCTTCTGATATCTCAGTATTAAAATTAGTTTGAATTATTGTTAAAATATTCTCACTAAAAAAGTCAATATATTTATTAATAGGTGTTGAAAATAAAGTTTTTGCATACATATTATGAACTTGTCTTATTTTTCCAATTTTATTTTGAAACCCAAATCCTAAAACTTTCGAGTTTTCTTCTAAAACAGTAAAACCAAAAAGAAACTCTCTTGCACCACTACCATCATAAGTATTTTTTACTACAATTTGTGGGTAGACATCCCCAATTTGGGGAATATTTTCAGAGTGTTGTATAATAATTTCATTTGACATTCTTGTTCTTTGAGGATTTAAATAAACATATTCACGAAATACTGGAGTTCCTACCTCTGCTATTGATTCTTTAATTTTTTGATTCATTATATCATTGCCTTCAAATTGATATGAATCAGAAACATAGCCAGCATATGTAAAATCTATATTTTCAACTGGAGGTCTTGTAAAAATTGCATATAAAGGAACGTCGACCAAATCTTTTGTGTGTAAATGTTTATAAATAACACTTCCAATATTATCATCATATTGAAATCCCTCATTACCTATATCTCTTAGGTTCATTTGTTCTGCTCTATTAGCAAAACTCAATAGATTTGACATCTTCTATTTCTCCTTCCTCAATAATTTTAAAAATAATTTGAGTTTGTGGTAACTGTTGTTTAAGTGAAGTTTTTATAATGTTACATTTTTCTTCAAAATCAGGATTTTTATATTTTGGTAAACATAAAATTGTTAATGTTTCAAGAGCCATAATTTTTTCTAAATCTAAAAACGTTTTTATTTTTTCTAAACCTCCATTATCTATCATTTAACTCTCCTAGCAAGAAATCTAATATAAATATCTCTGCCATCAAAATTATAATTCTGTATTAGATTTTCAATTATGAATCTTTTTTCTAAATCGAAAAAATAACGAATTCTATCTTCAGTCCAAATACTCATATGTGGCGAATTTGGTTCATTTAAAAGTTCAAATGTGGTAATAATATCCTCTTCTTCAAAGTTTTTTGAAAATGGATTTTCATTTAGAATTCGCGTAGCCAACTTTTTATAATCTGGGACTATTACATCTACGTAACCACCTATTTCTAAACAAGTTGATAACAAATAAATAAAATATAAGATTTTTGTTTTTGGTACATGCTCTAAAAATCTATATATTGTTATAACATCAAATAAAATATGGTATCTTTCTAAAAATTTATAAATATTAACATTACAATTATATTTTATTTTTAGATCCAAGTCAGAGTAGTCAGGATCTGTTTTCTTTCGTTCTACTTGCTTTTTCCACCATTAATGATCTTTTAAAATTTCGTCTACCGGATAAGAATTATAATATATATAGTCTAAATTAACTAAAAATCTATCATTTTCAGAATATAAATTAAGATCACAGTCAGGAAATTGAAATGGTAGAATTTTTCCTCCTGCTAAATTTAATATTGCTTTTTCTTGTTTCATAAAAATAGTTTTCTCCTTTTTTAGTATCTTCTATTTTCAATAAATTCTATTATAATACTTTCAAAAAATGGTTTTAAATAGTAATTGAAATATCTCTCTTTATCTATATCAGTTGTATCAATTATTTTTAATATTGTATCAGAAATTTCAAATTGTCCGTATTGTTTCAAAAATATATTAAATTTTTTTTCTCCTGTTGGGATACAATATAACAAAGGATTTTTTGACGTCATTATTTCATCTTTAATATTTTGTAAACTAATAAAAATAGATTCCCTATTACTATAATTTATAAAAAGAATTTTTTTATAAATCTGATCCATTTCATTATATTTATATGGAATGCCCTTCAACGTAATTTCATTACCGTCGGTTGCTATAAACATGGTTCTGTCACTAGAAATAATAAAAATAGAAAATATTGATTTTAGTTGAATTGGTAAATATTGTGATAGATTTTCTTTTAATAATTTTGTTGTAATAAAGCCATCATATTGTTTAATAATTAAATCATATTCAGAAATTTTATTTCTTAAAAGATACTCATTAATAATAGAATCTGTGGTTGATCGTATAACTGAAATTAATTGAGGATTATTTTTCATTAATATTCCAATTTGTGTGTTTCTTTTTATCTTATCATCTTTATCGATTTTTGTAACATCATAATTTAAATTTTTTAAGATATTATAATGACAAGATGAAATATCATATGAATATAAATTTCTCAAAAATAACTTACAATTTTTATTAATATTCATTTCTTTCTATTCTCTTCTTTCACTCAATTATAAGATTCACTTGTATAAATAATTATGAGGTTTCTTTTTAAGAACAATCTAGTAAATCCTACAATATATCAAATCATTTATGGAGTGGGTATATATTATATATACCCACTCCTTCTATGTATTAAATAATAATTCTTAAAACATTATCAATTTTTAATAAATGATTGATATCAATAACATCCTTTTGTCGTTCTAAAAACCAATCTATTGTAGCAGCTTTTGTACTAAAAACGTCTTTAAATTTCATTGATTGTTTATATAAAAGATATATATTTTCTATATCCACAGGATCATTTAATTTTGATTTAATCCCATCAGATACCCCAGAAAAATTTATTAATGTTATAGAAACAACATTTTTCTTAATTTTTGCTTGTTCGAATGGTATAATTTTTCCATTTACATTTGCACAATAGATCAAAATTAATCCATTTTTTACACCGTAGCTCTTAATAAAAATTTCATCATTAAGACAATGAAGAGCCACAAATGTATCATTTTTAAAAATATTTAAATAAACAGGAGGTAAATCTAAAATGAATCTTGATAATGGATTATAAAAACTAACAAGTTCCATTTCATGATCACTTTTACCTTTTTTAATTTTAAAAATCATACTATCTTTTGAATTAATTTTTGAAACTTCTGTTTTAACTCGATATACACCAGAATTTTTTTCATATTTTTCATACCAATCATAAAAATTCAATAATTGTAATTCTAACTTTTCTGAATTTTTATTATCTTTTAGATTTTCCTCTATTATATCCTCTTCTCTTATATTTATATCTGTTTCATTCATATCTATTTTATTTATTTCATTAAGACTTTGAATTGGGTGTGTTTCTTTCAAACTATTGATCATCTCTTCCAGATTTTCCTGCATTTTCTATTTCTCCTTTTCTCACTAAATCTAGTGTTATTCTCTTTTGACCACTATTAATATAACTTACTTTATAAACATCATTATTAATTTTTATAATTTCTTTTATTTGTGGTAATCTAACAAAATCTCCAATGGGTATAATAGAAATTCTATTTTTTTCTTTATTTTTATAGATAACTCTATATTCTTGACTTACATTCATAAAAGTGTAATCAATATCAATCATATAAAATCACTCCCATTTTTCTTTGATTCCCTCCTCTCTCCATTTATCTATATCAATAAGCGTGTAGGATTCAAGAGCTGCCCCAGCCAAAGCCATAATTTTAATTAAATCTGAATATGCTCCAACAGGAGAGGTATCTTGAATTAAAGATTCTCTGGTATGCAATAACCATGGAGGTAAGTCTCTTGTCCATTTAGAAGTATATGATCTTTTTGCTTTATTTAAATAACTGTCCAGAAATAATAGAAAAGAAGCAAGATTTAAACTTTCATTATTTTTATATTCACCAAAAATATTATTTTGATAATCCCTCTCTTTTTCATATAATTTTATCACTTCTTCACGAGTCATCTTCTTTTCCCCACCATAATTCACCAAATTTCATTTCAACCATTTTTTCTTCACCTCGTTTTATTCTTTCAACCATTTCTTTTAATTCATTAATTTTTTCATCTCTTTGTTTTGGTGTTCCATGAAAAGAAATTTCATAAATAAAAGAAGAAATTAAATCAAATAAGGTATAATATACATTAATTATTTCATGTTTAGGTTTCTCTATTTTTAAACCTTTTTTTCCTCCTTTATTATATTTTTCTCGATAAGATATTCCATAAAGTAATTTCATTGGAATGTCTAAATAATTTTTTAAATGTAAAAAATCTATTCCATAGTGTATTTCATCTTTCGTTTGACCAAAAACATCAATAAAAATACAACTATTATAATTATAATTATGATCATTTTTATAGTCATCAAATACAATAATTTTTTGTAAAGCAATTGCACCAATTTTATTTTCTGGATCGAAACACCCAGATTGTGGACAAGTATTATATTCTTCTAAATATGAATGCATAAAACAATCTAATTTTTGAAAGAATGGATAATTAATAACTAATTTAAACCAATCTCTAACAGTAAATCCACTTTCTAATTCAACATATTTATTCAAATAAAAAAGAGATGTTTTTCTTTTAATTTTTATATTTGTATATTTTCCTTTTTTCTTAACATCATTATATATCCAAATTTGTTTTTCTAAAAATCCTCCTTTTTTTACAATTAATTTTTCCATTTTAGACTCCAATAAATTAACCATAAATTAAAGTTTGATTTAAATACTTTGAATCCCTTTGAATTATGTAATTATATAGTAAATCTAAAATTTTGTAAGTGTTACCTCCTATATTCCAGTATTTTAGATCTTCTGGTTTGATGTTTTTATTTTTTTTACAATAGTTAATATTGTAATTATATATATGTAGAGGTTCTTTTCTTAAAAAGAATCCCCATTCCCAATCACATTTTCCATCAGCTGATGGTCCATAGTTTGGAAACCCAAAAATATTTACAATATTATTATAATTTAAACGAAGGTATCCTTTAAGAGTAGTTCTAGTTATATTTTCAATTGTATTTAGTTCTTTTAATATTATTGGTTTTTTGATTAATTTAGAAATAACAAAAGGTTTATTCATATATTTGTAATAAAAATCATTATTTTTACTTTCTTTTTTTTTCATAATTTTCTCCTTTCTAGTCTTTAGCTAAAAACGGAAAAATAAGATCATTCCATAATGATGATTTTATTTTTTAATATTTTAAAAAATTCACCAAGTTTCTATATTAAAAGTATTTTGTTTAATAATAACAACTTCTTGATTAGATACACCACTTGTTTCATTTTGAACAGGTATATTTTCAGATTTATCGAAAACAATATTTATATCATTTTTAATTTTTTCTTTTCCATCATCATAATCTAATGAAACTTCCTGAGATGTTTCATAAATTCTTTTCTTAATAGAAATTCCTGGTTGTCCAACTTGATTTTGGAATAAAATTATTCGATCCCATTTATTTCTTTTTCCTGGTACAATATAATTTTCTTCCCAATTCACATTTACTAACCAATGTGGAATTCTATTTTTTCCATATTTATAATATGCAAACTCAACAGTTCTAACTGCGAAATTTAAATTTGGAACAACTTTAAAAGTAAAATATTTTCTTTTATTTGTCAATAGTACTAAATTTTTAAGATTATGTTCATAAGTTGGATATACAGAATTATTATCAGGAATATCAAGTTCTACCTCAAAAGATTTTACTTTAATTTTTTTTCCTGGTATTTTCGTGGATTCTGGCCAATCAGAAGTATCTTCTTTTGGTGGATAATGAATTCCTTCTTCTAACATAGTTTTAACTTCTCTATTATAATATGAAGATTCTTCTTTTAATCTATTAATTAATGCTTTTGTAATAAAATAATATTGCCCAAATAAACTAGACCATCTATTTGGATGAACAAAGTTTGTAAATGTGATATTATTATTATTTGATATCAACTCATTTTCAAAAATAAATTTATTTTCTTTAACAGTTGGAATAAATTGTAGATTTCCCCATCCTTCATAAAAATTACCATCTAAATCTGTAATTGAAAAGTTTCTATATTCCCCAATCCTAGAAGTATTAATTATATTCATATCTTTTATTCGTAAAGAAAATAAAAATACATCTTTATTTGCTGTTAATCCAAGAATTTGACCGTGTCTATTATCTTTAGAGACAAGAATTTGTCCATCCTTTAATTTTGTTGGTCTTATATTTTTGTATGTTGGAATATTAATAACAGCATTTCTATTTGATAACTCATATAAAAAGCAAGAAAGATCTAAATCTGTCCCAACAAAATTCTCATCTATATATGCAGGACCAGGTTTTCTGCTTAGTAAATCATATCCCCACCACGAGTCTACTTTCTCAAGTACTGTTTCAATATTTGAGGAACGATCAAGAATAACTTTCATAATTGGGTTTTCTAAAATATTTTTTAAAGAATATGCTATTTTCTTCTTTTGTGTCATTCTTTTATCTCCTCTATAAATAATAAGTGCTATGAAACCCGCCTTTAATTCCTTTCCAACAAACTGCTATAGCATTACTCATATGAATAGATTCTTCGTGTGTACATTTTAAAATCCAATCATGTATTAAATCTTCTTTGTTCAAAGAATTTACAATTCTTCTAATTGAATCTTCAACAAACATTGGATTTTGAGCTGCAATTTTTGCCATTTCCTGTTCATCAACTCGTCTTAGTATTGGTAATACCGAAGTTTTGACAGAATTTTCAATAATTTCAATTAAAGATTCAAGCCATATAATACTATTATCTTTTATTTCTACTAATAAGTTACAAAAACTCCGTTGTGCATGTGGAAATCCATAGTCCCCTTTTTCTTTTAAATCATTACACAAAGATGAAGAGCATGGACAATATGAACCATAAAATACACAAACTTTTTGATAGAATCTAAATTCATCATGATCTAATTTTCCAATAAATCCACACCGATAAAACTGCGGGAATACAATATTAGATTTAGGAGATTTTTTATAAATTGGAAGATCAAATTCAAATTTAATTAAACTATGATCTGAATTTGTTTCAACAGCAGACTTAAATTGATGAAGTATTTCTTTTATAATACGGTGTTTTAATGGATTTTCCAGATATAAAAGAAGTGTGCGGAGAAGCATTCCCATGGAAATTCCTTTAATATCATTATTTAAATCTGTTGTCATTTCAACGTCAGCAATTAAATTATAACATCCTCCATAAAGAGAATCTAATTTAAACGGAACTTTTACTTTTTCAACACCAACTTGGTTAATATATAATGGAAACTCCGGTTTTAATGAATGTTGAATATCTGGAAGTTCATTTGTATTCAATTTTTTATTCTCCTTGAAATTTGATTATTTTATCTTTATGACATTCTCTTATTGGACCTCTTTTTAATCCCAAGATAACTATTTCTTAGTTTTATTGAACTTTTGTTATTTTTCTTTTTCGAAATTGAATTTTGACGTCTCCAGATAATTTTATATTATATCTAGAGACGTCTTCCAAAATTTGATTAGTTTTTCATATCTAAACCAACAACTAATAAATAGTTTTTAAGAAGATTGACTGTTTCTGGAATCTTTGATAAATTTGATTCATCTTTAATATAAGTTGAATCTATAGTACTTTTAATGTATTGATTTTTTAAATCTATACAATCGGACTTCGTTGTAATAAATTCAGATAAATTTTGTAATGCTCCATGACCTATTAGACAATTTGATTCCATTTCTCCTAATCTTTGTCCTCCTTGATTTTTTCTTCCACCTGGAGGTTGCAATGTTTTTCTATTATACATGGCAATTCCTCTAGCTGCTAATTTGTGTTCCGCAATATGAACCATTCTAAAGAAATAGATAAAGCCAACACAAATAGAATTTAATAAATGTTGTTTTAAAGAAGGATCAAATATTTTATATTCTGCTTTTGTTTTAGTGTACTTCATTGCTTCTAAAATCATTTCTGAATTTGATGACTCAAATGGTGGTTGAATAAGGGTAAGTTGATTTATAAATTTTTCATCTATTTCAATTTCTGTTAATTGTTCTTTAAATTGATTAGAATACCATTTTTCATTTGTATTATCAATAATTTTTATATAATCGAGTAAATATTTTTTAATTTCATTTTGATCAAGTTTATCTATTATTTTTTTCTTTAAATCTTGCTTCAGATCATTTAAAGACATTGCTAAATTTGCTTCAAAAACTTGACCAACATTCATTCTGGAAATAATACCCAATGGATTTATACAAATATCTACATGTCTACCATCTTCTAATTGAGGCATTTCTTTAAGAGGAAGGATTTTGGAAATTACTCCTTTATTTCCATGTCTATTTCCAATTTTATCACCAACTTCTATATTTCTTAAATAAATTGCACTCATCTGCACAAACATTCCATTAATTTCTTCACCTTTAATTTTATACTTACCCTCATAAGAAAATTTATCAAGGTTATGATCTCGAATAAATTGTGTTGCTTGAGACTTTGGTATTCTTTCAAATATAATATTTTGAATTTTATTTTGTTCCTCTATTTGTTTTTTTTGTATATCCTCGACCCATGTAACATATTGAGGAATAGTTTTATTATAATTATTAACATATACATCAACGTCTGTAACAAATAAATGATGATTTACTATTAATGGAATTTCTTCTTTAAAGATAGAATGAAATTCTAATGGATCTCTTGGAATTTCCTTAAGAATTGCGTATGGTTTTCCATGTGGAATAAAATCATATTTTTTTCTTAAATTATCTTCTTGACAATAATAAGGTTTCGGAAGAGGTTTATATTTATTTGAATCCAATGATAATAAAACTTTATTTTCAAGAATAGTAAAAGATAAATCTTTTACATGCACTGAAGTAAATATATTTTCTTCTACTAACCGATCAGAAATAATAATTCCATCTTCATAATTATATCCCTCTTTTGGCATAATCGCAGTTAATAAATTTTTACCAATATTAATTTCACCATTTTTACAAAATTGACTTTCTGCAATTATATCTCCTTTTTTAACCTTCATTCCCTCAGAGACATATACTTCCATCATATCTAAATTTTCTACATAAATTTTTCTAAGAGATACATCAATTAAATCAAATTCTCCATTATTATACATAATCATAACATAATTTGAATCTACATAAACTATTTCACCATCTCTTTTTGCTCTCTTAATAAACTGTGTAAAATCTGTATATAAATTTTCACACCCACTTTTTATCATTGGTTGTTCAAAATTATATAACATAATAGATTGTCTCATTTGTGATGATGCCATTTGTAATCTTGTTTGATCATTGTTTCTTAAAAATGGAACCATACAAACAGGCATTGATACAGGCTGTTCGGAGATAGCTTTTTCTGTAAATTTTAAATTTTCATCTAAATCTACATTTGGTAATAAGCTTTGTAAAATGCCACAATTTTCTCTATCGGGTGTATCTACAGGACACAATCTTCCAAACATTGATGGTTGAATATCTCTTAGATAATATGGAACATTTTCTCGATTAAACCCACCAGGACCAACCAAACTAGTTCTGGATAACATTGTTAATTCTTCAATTGGATTTATGGAAAAATCAAATTGTATAATATCTGAAACATTACAATCTGATATAATTTGTGATGAATTAATGTTAAATTTTGGGTGTCTTGATGTTCTATTTGACATACATAAATCAAAAACTGCTTTAGAAACTTTTGATATAATTATATATTCAAAACAACGAATTCTTTTATTTATAAAATGTGTATCATCTATTTCTTTATTTTTAATTACCTCCAGGAGATCACCAAGAACAGACCCTGTAGTAAAAAATTTGGCAGACAAGACATCAGTTTTTAAAATTAAATCTAGACCATAAATTAAATCTTCCCCTTTAACTTTATAATCATAAGAAGAAAAATACCTACCGACTTCTTTTATAAAATCATCTTTTGTATAACCTTCTGACGTTTCATAATAATCTTTTAAATCATATAATAACTGATCATATACAGGTAATTGTTTAATATGTGTTTCTTTGATATTAATATTTTTAAAATCAAACATTTGTTCAATTTTTTCAGGACCATAATAAGCAAATATAACCAATGATAAAGGTAATCTTTTTCCAAAGATAGAAATATAAACATTTGCTATATGATTTTTTCTTTCTTCTGAAGTTTCTTCACATATTATTAACGAAGCTACATTTGTTCTCATTTTAATATTTTTTCCTCTGGTAACAAATGGAATATCAAATAATTGAAATAGGGGTATCTTCTTTCTTCCGCTAATAAATATGTAGTTATCATCAATTAATTTTGGTATAAACATTGATAAATCAACTTCGAAGGTAGCCTTTTGTAATTTGATGATGAGATTTTTCTTTAAAGTTCGATATAATTCCCCAGAAGAAAATTTAGGTTCTTTAATTCCAAATTCAGTTATTTTAAAACCAAGCTCTTCAGCTGGTTTTAAAATTTCACGAATTATTGTTTCTAAATTGTCATATTCTTGTTTTCTAATCGTAAAAATATTTTTGTTTTCTTGAACTTTATAAGAAGGATTTATAAATTTCAATTTTTAGTCTCCTATTGTCTATGTTCAATTATTTTTTGATAAGAAGGTATAAATCAAATTTTTAAGATGATTTATACCTTCTAAACTATTTTACTATTTAATATATAAAGTAGATATTCATTTGAGAAATTATTTGTATGAAGGTATATCTTTTACAATTAAATTACCATATCGAGGTTTAGACAACTCAATATACCAAACTTTTATAAAATCGTCCAAATAATTACTATCTTCTGAGGTAATTATGACTTCTCCACAATTCTTACAATTATAAATAAGGTCAGACACATATCCTGAAAAATATTCTCTATTGTACTCTACTAAATGATTTACACAATCAGGGGTAATCATTAAATCTCTTCTATATGTAACATTTTTAATAATAGGAAAAACATTTGTGATTTCACAACCACAAGGTTCACATACTAAAATTTTTCTCATAAAACCTCCCCACAAATGATTTTGTCAAAAATTCCTTTATATTTTCCAGTTTTTTGAACTCCTTTAATGATCTGTCGTTTTGGATTAGAAAAACCAAGACCAAGAATCCAACTAAATTTTTCAGGAACAGTCTGTACACTATAATATATTGGAACAGCCTTATTTCTTTCTTTAATTAATCTCCATAATATTTCATGATCATTCTCTTTACCCCACATCATTTGAGAAATTAAACATTCAAAATGAATATAATTAATATCTCTACTATTATTATATATCTGGTATGACTCTTCAATTAAATCTTTATATGTTTTATTTTTTGTTTGATGGAATAATCTCGATGCTAGAGTTAAATCCCCTACAATATCTCTTTGTTTTGAATCTTCTGTTTTCTTAGTTTCCTCTTTACCCAATTTAGCAATACCTGAATTATGAAATACTCTCAATATTAATTGAGTATTTGTTTCCCCAAGACATTGTGCAGCTATAACTCCAACAAATCTACTATGTAAATATTTATGTTCACCATAACATGTGTGACATAATTCTTCACTAAGACAAAATATTGGACTTCTCAACTTAATTGTTTGATTAATTAAAGTTGTATAATTTTCTTTTGTTATTTTTGTCAATTGATTATTATTTAAAAAATACCTATTTAATAACATTCTTGACTTTTTCTCATTTTCAATAAATACATCAAGATAATCTAATGTTCCACAATCATTTAATGTTTCACTTAATTCTAAATTTGTTCCGGCAAATATTAATTTTCTTGATAAATAACCAGAAGCTCCAGTATTTAATGCAACATCTAAAAGACCTTTTCTACACCCATAAGTTGAATTAAAAAATTCCTCTTGAGTTAATCCTTCTAATAAACTTCCTTTAATTGGAGTTTCTTTTATCATTCCATTAAAATCCGAAACATACCCTCTAGATAGAACTATTTGTCTAACTTGTTCCCAACTTCCTCTCGCGCCAGATTCTATTAAATATGAATATTTAAAATTTTGTTTCAAATAATCTTCTGTTTCTTTTGATGATAGTTTTCGAACTTGTTCTATTACATTTCCATTTGAATAAATTTCATCTCTAAAATTAGATGAATTTTTAATTAAGAAAGATTCAATAGATAAGGATGCTCCAAAAAGAGTCGAGTATTTAAAACCTACTTCTTTGATTTTGTCCAATGTATTTGCTGTTTCTTCCTCTGAATAATTATTTTTAATATCATTAAGAATTTTAATTAACTCTTTTTTATTTATAGGATAATTAATGAGTGGATAGTTTTCTGGAAAGCAGTTATTTAAAATTTTTATAGATTTAAAAACATTTTTTCCTTTACAATTTTCTATAGTTTGTAATTCTGAAAATTGATTTGTACTTAAAGAATATATACCTAAAATTATATCTTGACTTGGAATAGCAGATAAACCACCATCAGCAGGGCTTGTAAAATTTTTTGTAATCATCATTTTGTCATGAATTTCTTGTTTTGTTTCATTAGAAATGGGAATATAAACAGCCATCTGATCCCCATCAAAATCTGCATTAAACCCAGCACAAGCTAATGGATGTAATTTAATTACACTATCCTTAGAAATTTTAATTTTAAAACCTAACATTCCTAATCTATGTAATGTTGGTTGTCGATTTAAAATACATAATTCATTATTAGCTAATTCTTCACACATATTGAATAAAGAAAAGTCTTTTATTTCAGCACAATTATCAACAAAATCTATAGCTTCATTTAATAACTTAAAACGACTTAACTCTATTAATTTTTTTGAAATTTTTAATTTGAATAATTCTAAGAACATAACATATGGAAGAGAACATTCGTCAATTTTTAAGGATGGATCAGGAATAATTACAGCTCTCCCCGAAAAATCTATTCTCTTTCCTAAAATATTTCCTCTAATTAAACCTTCCTTTTTTGACAATTTTTCTATAATGTGTTCATATAATTCATTAACATCTTTTTGTAATTGTTTAAAATATGAATAAAATAATACTTTATCTCTATTAATATCTATAATAGTATCTCTCATAGATTCTTTTTTTGTTAGAATTTGCATATAGAATCTATTAATTTTATCAACTACTTGATTATTTCTATCAGTTCCTTTTGCTGTGGGTCTTAGATCCGGAGGAAGAACTAATATGGTTTGAGTAAATATTTTATCAATATTTTCCTTTATTATTTTCCATTTACTATTTTGGTCATTTTCTAAATTTTCTATTGCTATATTGTTTATTAATTCAAAAATCGCTTCTAGTCGTTCCCATTTTTTAACACCTTCCGGAACTTTCTCAGAATCACAAACAATATAATAAGATTGTTCTTTCTCTTCTTTTAGATATAAAACACTCTTTTCACTTTTCATTAGTTTATTTAAATAACTTTTAACTATACCCCCACCAATATCAACAATTAAATCATACATAATTGGATTTATTATTTGAATTGGTAATACAATTTTTGCAAATCTTTTTCTTCTAACATCACTATTTACAATATCAACTCCACAATCTTTACATACACTTCCAGATCTGGAGATACCATAATAAATACCACATTGACATGTGTAATTTTTTATTGGTCCAAAAATCTGCTCCGAGAATAAACCTAAGGGGTTAAATTTCTTTTTATCAATAATCTTTGATGATGTAATTTCTTTTAGATCTTCACTAAAAGAAAGAATATCTAGAAGCTTTGGCATTTTTGGTTCCCCTTTATTTTTATTATTTTTGAGTTTGAAAATTATCAATAATATACTTTGCAATAATAACCAAATGTTCCTTAATATGTTTTGAAATTAATGGGTTTAATTCTTCTAGTGTTTCTTTTATGAATGTTTTTATATCATTATTTGTTACATATTCTTCTTCTCTAATAATATTTTTAATCATTTCTTTAAATTGTTTTTCAAATTCCATTTCACCACTATTAATAGTATGTGGTTTTCGTCTCATTTTTCACACCCCTGATTTTTATTTGATTTCATTCGATTTCTAGTTTTCTCAAATATTTCACTAATAAAATCAGAACACACTTCTTGAATAATATCGATAATACGACTGGTTCCATTTTTAACAACCGGTTCTAAATCATTAATTGTTTGATCTCTTGCTTCCTCTAAATGTTTTTTATATTTTTCTTTTTTTTTCTTATCCATTTATTCCTCCTAATTTAACAGAAAATCCACAAGGATCTGGAGCATAATCAAAACCTGACCATGGTATATCATATGAATAATCCAAATTAAAACATTCCAATAATCCACTAATAAAAATAATTGAATCCTCATTAAAATTAAGTTCTTTAAAAGAGTTTGGTATACAAAATTCATTAGTTTTAGGATTACAATTTGGGTGTTGTCTATTTTCTAAAAATACACTTTTGATTTTTTTTCTTTCTTTATCAAATATTACATCAAAATTATCTATTATAAATTCTGGATTTAATCTTGTTATTTTATAAACCTGATTATCCATAATACATTTATTTGGAATTATTTTTCTTTTAATTTTTACTTTCATTATGCACCACCTGTTTCAGGTAATAATTCAATAAAATATTGATTGGAATCAGAATTAATAGATAAAATATAAGAATTAAAATGGTATGGAATCTTATTCATTAAAAGAGAACACTCTGAGATTATATCATTAATTGTTTTAAATTTTAATTTCGGAATAACTTTTGATTGATAATATTGTGATTTACTACCGAGGTAAATTGTAATATCATTATATTTATTGATTTTGATTATTGATGTATAATTTTCATGTAAATTTAATAATTTTTTATCCAAACTAGTAAAATCGTATATAATATCGTCTTTATTTTTATTATTTTGAATAATTTGTTTTGCAATTTTGCAAGTAGAATCTAAAGGAATATGATGAACTAATTGATTATTGATTAAATCTTTAATAAGACCATTTGAAATTAATATTGACGCATTTAAAGAAGCATTGTGAATATCTATTTTAGAAAGAGATTCTGTATATTGACCCTCATGATGAAAATCTTTTTTAATATTTTTTCTGCAATCTAAAACTAAATTTTTACCCGAAATATATAATCTCAAATCAATAATATTTTTTCTATCATAAATAAAATCTCTACAGTCAATCACCAAATCAGATAAGAGATTTTTAGTAGCCCCTTCAATAAATTTTTCATTTCTGATTATTACATTTGAAGGTTCATCTAATTTTTTGAAAATTGCATCAGTTTTTAATTTTCCAATATCCTTTTTTGTATAAATAGAATTTCTTATATTTTTCAATTCAACCGTATCATAATCAAATATGGTAAAACTTTTTGAAATTTCAGAATGATACAAATTATATGTTAAAAATCCACCAATAGTGCCAGCTCCAATAATACAAATATTATTATACAACCAACCCTCCCATTGAACTATTATTATGTTCTATTTTTTTTAGAAATTTTCTATTTATTTTTTTTCTCCATTATTTTAATAATTTCATCAATATTTTCTTTTAAAAATTTTACTTCTTCCAAATTTAATCTCCCAGATGGTGAATACCCAATTGTATCATCTTTTTTTAGATAAGATCTAATTATTGATATTTTTGGATCCCCGTTATTATAAGAGAAAACTGATACTAAAAGACTATTTTTATCATGTTTTAATTCAAATAATTTTATTAATTTATCTTTATTTTGATCATATGCCATAAATTCTCTCCTTTGTTAAATTAAAAAGACGGGGAAAATTTCTAAATATAACCTCATTATCCTCCACCTTTTTTCCATGATGTTAAATTGATAATTTAAACATCTCTTTTTCATCATCTGTAGGTGTCGGTTGAAACTCAGATTTATATTTGAAAAGAGATCCAGCCACAGAAATTGGGTAATTGTAAGGA